TTTCTGTTACCATCTCACGTTTACGAGCAACACGCCTAATTAACAACGGATATTGCTCTGTTACACTCGCATGCGAACTTGGAGTGTGCACACCAAATGCAAACTCGGGCACTTCGGACACATCAACAATACAGTAAAATAACAACTCTAACAATGACCCCGCATCACCTATCGCTGAACTAACCTCAATAAATGACGCATCCTCTTCATTGGTAAAGATTAAAAGCTCATGACCTGTTAAATCAATTCTCGCTGGTCTGCCTTGCTGGACATCCTCCCAGGCATCTGGAAAATTGTTTTTTAGAAATCCTGCAACATCCCTTAATTGCAACTTCATCCTCGGCGTGGAGTGTAATTTTGAACCCTGTATTGCGTGGAGCATAACGTCATGGTACGCCTTTAAGTATGGCTCTACAGCCTCCAACTCCGACGTACCAAATAATTGCGTCTCTTCTGGCTCATTCTTAAAATGGATTATCGGAATAAAGCCCCACGGATTAGGCTGCTGTCCCACCTTCACGCCTTCAGGCACATCACCTTGGGCACTAACTTCTATAATCTCTGGTGTTATGTACTGCGTATACGTATACCTTCTTCGGCCTTCATTCCAGCTTATCTGCGATTGTATTACGTAGCCAATAGGCTTATGAGTTACTGGATCAAGCACAATATCTGCAACTTGCTCTGGCGGAATAATTACAAAGTCAATCGCTGTACCTTCACGCTCTGGATAAAGGATGTTATTCACCTTGTCAGCATACAGGTATACAAAGCAATCCCCATCTCTAATTGTAAGCTGGTGTACTCTCAACATCTTACTCGTCCAATCAACGACATAATCGTCAAGCACTTGCTGGGCTTCCTCATCCACGCACCTAAACTTAGGAGCACCCATGAAACCAGCTAATGTATTTATTATCGGCTTTGCAAATCCCGCCCCCAACTTATACTCGTCGTTAGTATTGTGGTACAATTCTCTCGCTAGAGTATAGTCAACGCGTGATGTATTTAAAGAATACACATCCCTCGAACTTATCACCCATCCATATTGTCCAAACGATGGAGCTCGGAGCTTTGATATTTCCCCCACTATCCAGCTAAACGGATTTGTCATATATTCTCGCCCCCCTTAAAATGTCAATTCCTTTCACATTCCTACGCTCTAATGTGGAAGTTATGTACATGATAGCATATCTCATCGCATCCATAGAATGGTCGAACTCTTTTACTGGCTGCTCTGATTGTGCACCATTGATAACCTTCCACGAATATGCTTCTATCTCATTTAAGGTATTCTCAAGCCCCCTAAAGAAAAATAACTGTTTTGACTGCATCTTCTCAGACACCTTTTGTATACCATACAACACCACATTATTACCGCTCTGGGCAGGAAGCCCTAACTGCCTTAACTCTTCTACTGCCTCAGGACGTGACGGGTCGCAAACGACAGCATCTATCCTTTCGCCTTCACACATCCTCTTTATCTCTTCTCCAGCCTCAGACGGTAATTTTTCTCGCTGGTAATATTCTTTATATGCAAACACATTATTATCAGGATCAACTGCAAGCCATATTGCCGCAAACGGATTGTTGTACCCAAAGTCAACACCAATCACTCGCGGCCAATCCTTAGGAATATCAAAGGGCTCAACCAAATGCACCGATGGATTAAAACAATCATAGACCAATCCTTCTGGCCTGGCAAATTCCCCCAAATAAAACATTCTAAACATCCAGTCAGGCAAATCCCTTTTGGCTCTTTCAAACTCTTCTTTTGGGTAATAAGGGTTTTGTATGCTTGGGAATTGTATTACATCGTAATCTTTATCCCCAGCCTTCCATCTATCAAACACTTCTGTTTTTAACCATCCCAAGTTATACGGAGTAGTAGTTATTAATACTCTACCACCATGAAATCCAGTTCTTCTAAGCACAACATCCCATGCTTCACGCTTCATCTGTCCAGCCTCATCCATCCAAGCAGCTCTAACGTGAACGCCTTCTAACGTTAACGGATTATCTGCGCTACCGAAAAACACCTTTCCGCCAGTCGGTAATATATATGTTTTTTCCACTGCACGATATACACCATGTGTAAGTTCATCTAATAATCCCTTAGCCATAGGTAACACTACACGATCAAACATTAAATAAGTCGGAGATACTACTAAGAATGCATCTTTCGGATATTTCTGTATTTCTCGGTATAGCCATAAAGCCCCCATAAAAGTTTTACCGCTTCCAGTCCCTGATATCATAGCAACAATCTTAGCGTTGCTTTTCCATGCTCTTGTTTGTCCTTTATGTAGCTTTATCCTCCGAATCGTCGCCATCGTCAAGCACTACCTCCACCACTGCAGGAAGTGTTACCTCCTGCTTCCCTATCTCAGTCGGCTCTCCTCTACTTAACCGCTCAAGCCTCGTTGCTATTTCCAGCCATCTTGCTAAATCGTTAGGTGTAAGTTCCTCTGGGTCAACGCTTTGTAACCGCTGAGCAACACGCTGTTCAAAAGCCATAGCAAGCTTAGCGTGCCTTTCCACCATCTCCATAATAGCTTTCTCTTTCTCTGCTCGTTTCTTTTTCTCAATATAATCATCATAAGCTTTTGCTCGTTCTACCCAATTATACTTAGCGCTCCATACTCCTAACCACTTTTTCGTCCTTGGTTTGTCTAATAGGTGTCTAACCTTTTCAAGTGAACGTTCAGCTCCTAAATCACGATAAGCACAGAATGCAGCGTATGCCTTTGCGCTTTCGCCTGGTTGTCTATCCCATAATTCAGACATACCTTATCACACCGTTTTCCCCTTTAACTTTGCTCTATTAATAAGTATAGTTTGATCTAAAGGGTCTCCCATTGTCCAATATTTATATCCTTCAGCATTAAAACACGTATAAAACTTTCTATAGAAACGGTCTTGATATCCATTTTGTCGTATAAAGATTACTGCTTCCACAAACTCTTTGTCATCCACTCCCTTGCGTAAAGCATACTCATGTGGGTTCCTCGGCATTGTTTTTGCGAATATCCATTTTTTACTGTTAACAAACTTGATAAATCCTTCATAATCCATACTATCGCCCCTTATTTTATATCTTTCTTATTGATATAAAATGTTTCTCCACAATACGGACATACAACTTCAGTTAAACTCTCTTCTCTTTCCTCACTTCTATCCTTAAACATTTCCTCATTAGCTTCGGCTTGTGAGTATACTTTCTCATCCTCTATGACCACATGGCCTAAACCAACGGAATCGCCTATTAACTCATCTAAGTCAGGGAAGAATATTTTAATATCTTGTTCCTCCAGCTCTCTTAATTCAATAGATAGTTTATCCCAATCCCATTCTGTTAACTCATTTGTTTTATTGTCAACAAGTCTATACTCTTTCGCTTTCTCTGGTGGTAAATCTACAACAACACATGTAGCTGTATCATAACCCAACTTCATTAATGCTTTATATCTTGTGTGTCCCGAAATGATAACATTCTTCGTATCAACTACAATTGGAACGTTAAAGCCATAACGTTTAATTGACTCAGCAACTGCATCTACAGCTTCATCGCTAATCTTTCTTGGATTTCTCCAATACGGTTTTATCTCGCTCAGCGGTATTTCCTTCACTTCCATGTTCTTTTTCCCACTCCTTCCTTATCTGTATTTGTCTTTTTGTCTCCCAAGCTTTTTGATATTCCACATCCTCAAACAGTTTAGCCCAACCAGTTATGTATTTAAGTCTAATGAGTTCATCAGGCTCCATGCCAAGCTCTTCACATATACGTGCATCCGTCCATCCATTATCTAACATTTCGAAAACGATATGAGCCATGCCTTGCACAGAATGTTTACCTCTAGCTCTATTATGTCTGATAGTGGAAGCCATAAGGTCGTTAATAGGTTTATTTATAACCACTACAGGAAGCAAACCACCAGTTGACTCACGTATATCATCGTATTTAAGCATTACTAAGTACCGATGGAAACCATCAACGATAACATATTGATCGTTCTCTTCATCATACATCGTAACTACTGGCTGCGTGTAACCATCATGCTTTATTGACTTATATAAGAGATACATTTCATTCTTTGCAACAGCATTAGGGTTATAATTGTTAGCTTTTACCTTTTCAATCGGAACCCATTTAACATTGTTAACTGGGTGATCTTCGAGCATGGTCATACCTCCTAATGAAATTGTATAATTTAGTGAACTCAAAATCATTTGTTAATATCGATTGCACTTCAGCTTTATAAAGAGCATCACCCCATAATTTACCCCATCTCTTATCTACTCTATTGAATTCTTTTCTAAAGTGGTTCTTCCACTTATCGTTTTCCAAAAGATGTTCAAGTAAATAGTCTCGATACTCCTTCCATGATGTAAACATGAAAGGAAGCTTATGAACAAAATAATCTTTCTGACCTAATTTACCTGCCATATCAATACCTTTAATGCGCTGCGTTAGTTTTTCATACGTATCAGGCTCAACCTCTTGAAGATAGAATAAACTATTAACTGCGGTTTCGTGATGCAAGTTAGATACACGCATGTTTTGTATAGGTACTCCGTGTGCGAATTGATAATCGTAAATCTTGTTATAAGACCATCCGTTTTCGTGTATCGCTTTCCACACATCCATATATGACCAGTCGTATATCGGGTAGAATGTATAATGGTTTCGTTTTCTATCATGTATTTTGCCCCAAGTAACCCACTTATACGTTACTCCTTGCGTCATTCCCATAAATCTTCGTGGAGATTCTTCAGTTCTAACGCCTCCGATATAAGCTGCTGGTTCATTAGGATATTCAACTCTTAAGATTTCACCAAACAGCGCCTTAAATCTATCAGTTCCGTAAATGTTTTCTTTTATTGCTATAGGGTCTTTTGGTCGCATCCATTCATCTTCATGCTCAGGATCCCAGCACTTAAGCCAATGGTCTGTCTTTGAAGTAGCATTGAATATACGAAACGGTATCTGATACCATCTCGGTTCAACATCCTTGTTATACATAATTAACTTAATCAGGTCGATTGTAGCCTTCCATTCAGCTTCTTGATCTATGAATGCCACCTTTAACGGTAACCTTCCTTTTTCTTTAGCAACCATCATCGATAGATTAAATACAACAGTGCTGTCTTTACCTCCACTAACCGAAACAATAACGTTTGGGAACTCATCAAAAATAAACCTTATACGGTTTAAGGCCTCCTCAAACACGTTAGTATTTTTATATATCTTCATCGTTGGTCACCACTTCATAACTCGTAAACTGCATACGTTTTGCATGAAGTATCGGAGCAACCGTCTCTGGATATGACTTCCAAAAGTTAACTAAGTGATCGCACCCTTTAACTCGGTAGCAGTGCGGTACGTATACATCTTTGTAAAACATCAAAAAGAAATGATTATTTGCTAACTCAACAGCTTTGAGTATTTCTTCTAAACTCATATATGATGCCACCCCGTATATTGCCACAACCGTATCGTATTTTTGGCTAATGTCTAGCACTGACCCACACTTAAATTCATACTTCGGGAATTTCTTTTTAGCGTTAACAATCATTTCTTCGCTAGGATCAATCCCTAAATACCTTTCTGAATTTATTTGTAATAATTCTAATAAGTGCCCTGTTCCACATCCTATATCTAAAACTGATCCATCGCCTATAATGGGTGTTAAGAGTTCCGAAAGTGTTAAGTCTTCTTTCAAGAACTCTTCTTTATCATACATATGATCGTATTCATTAGCTATCATGTCATAAAACATGTTTACCACATTATAATTATAGTTTACATCCATCATGGATACACTTTCTATAAATTAACTCAGTCATTGCATCCACTCGTTACAGCCTCTATTTACCGTTTTTAATCGCATCGTATAACCTCGAAAGCATTGCGGCAACTTCCGCTCTAGTGTTGCAGGGTTTATCTGTTTAACAGGTATCTTCCTAATCTCCACTCAACCTCACCGCCTTCTGTCCCGTTGCTTTCTCCCACCTTGCCAATATAATATCTACATACTTGGGCATGTATTCGATACCGTAACAAACCCTCTTCGTCTTTTCAGCCGCCATTAACGTAGAACCTGACCCCAAAAATGGGTCCATCACTTTTTCTCCCCTTACTGTCGTGAGTTTGATGAAAAACTCCGGTAACTCCACCGGGTACATTGCAGGGTGCTTCCATACCTCGTTGTTAGTGGTCAGCTTAATCACATTACCTGGTCTCGCTATCCCCTTATCCTTATACCCTCTCACTCCAACATTCCCTGTAGATGTTTTTTGACTCTTTGCTTTCTTCCACACTTGTTTTGACTCTTTGCCAACAGCCTTGGGATAAAATGTTATCTTCTCTTGTTTGCTGAAATGAAACACTCGGCCGTACTCGTCAACCAAGTTATACTCCTCACCAGGACCGTCCTCAACGTACCTTTCTACTACATCGACTTCACCATTTTTTGTAAACCAATACACTGGTTCAAAGTCATTCCGCAACCTGTTTGCCCATCCACCCGGAAGCCCCGGCTTAACCCATATCAACTCATCTACAAAACGCCATCCGTACTTTTCTACCATCCCCAATACCATCTTTATCACATACAAACTGCGTTGCCCATTTTCAGCATGCTCTTTAATGTTTACAAAGAACGACCCAGTATCGGCAAGGTAAGGCTTTAAAGTGTTGGCTACTGTTCCAAACCAGGCGGGGTACTCTTCTGCAGGCACTCCTCCATACTCGTTTTTGCGCTGTTCAGCATAAGGGGGAGAAGTGACTATCACATTTACTTTGTCATTACCCAACAGCCTCTCCAAAGCGGACTTATCAGTACAATCAGCGCATATTACTCGATGTTCTCCTAGTGCCCACAAGTCTCCTACTTGCGCTCTTTCTTCGACCTGTGGCTCTTCCTCTTCCTGCACCTGTTTATCCCCTAACTCTGCTAACAATCTGTCTATTTCACTCATACTGAAACCGCTAAGCGTTACGTCTATGTCCTTAGTCTCTAGCTCCTCCAATACATCTTTCAGCTTCGCATAGTCCCAGTCTCCTTGTATCTTATTGAGTGCAATATTTAATGCTTTTTCGTGATCAGGGTCCAGATGCACTACTGATACTTCTACTTCAGTAGCTCCCCGCTCCAGGAGAATTTTGAACCGCTGATGTCCCCCAACTAAGTTACCAGTGACCTCGTTCCACACCAAGGGCTCGACAAGCCCAAACTCATCAATACTACGCCTCAAGCTCTCATACTCGGGATCTCCGGGTTTTAAGTCTTTTCTCGGGTTGTATTCTGCAGGATTAATTTTCTCAACCGCTACTCGCCTTATCTCCATTTTATAATCTCCATATATTCATATTATGCCATATTTCTGCAATTGCCGACGCGGCAGATAATTTCAGCTATATTCATTCTAGTGTTTCTTCGTTAGAAACGTACAACCTTGCATTTTCTTTAACCCTTTCTACATACTCGCTAACGAAATGCTGCTCGCTTATTACAGCTTGCAATGGATCATCGCCTAAACTTTTTAACCCTTGCACGCCCATTAAATATGAACCAATAGCCAAGTCTAGTGCTTCAGTTGCGTTTGCTGTAT